TCACCGTAGCTATTCAACATATCTTCTTCTGAGCCTGACTTATTATTTTTTGCTGCATCTTGCACAAATTGATCTAAAGCAGATTGACGACGTTTGAAATCCCCCAGCTCTAGTTCAGCTTTTTGCTGTTGCAAGCCGCCCATAGACAACTGCTGTTGCGCCAACTGATTGCGTTGCGCTTCTTGTCTGCCAGACGCAATTTGACCTGCAATATCAATAGGCTGAAGTATTCCAAAATTAAGTGCCATGATGTAACCTTAAAATAATGTGCCGCCCATGTGCAAATTTGGGTCAGGCATTGTGTACCCGCCACCACCAAACAAGCCGCCAAAATTAGGATTAGTCTGACCATACAGCTTGGCAATGTCGCCGTAAGACGATGCTCTAGCTTGTGATCCTGCCAACAACGCATTGCCTTGGTTGACACCTTGCTGCATATAAGCGTTGCCTATATTACCGGCCATGTTTGAACCGGCGGTGCCCAACGTGTTGGCCGTAGTTTGGCCATAACCTGTAAGGGATTGCAATGGCTGCAAACGTGCAGCTCGTTCAGTCTGATACCGATTGAAGGCGTTCATGTACTCTTGCGAACCCATGTCTTGGCCGTAGCGTTGCGCGGCCTTCAAAGCACCGCCAGAGATCAGGCCGCCGCGAGCTGCGGCAGATCGGTCAAGCGCCTGCTGGCCTTCTTTCAAACGAAAAGCGTAACCTGGGTCTTGTTGGAATTGTTGCGGGCCAAAATTTGTGTACTTGGAAGCAGCCACCAGTTCCGGCAGCGCGTTAACGCCAACATCGTAGAACGGCTTTTGCATCGCCAATTGCTTTTCATATTGCTCGCGTTGAAGTGCAACGGCGCGATCAGAAGCTGCACCGGCAGTATCTGCGGCTGACCTAGCAGCGTCGCCTTGCATTTTGCCGCCGATCAGGCTGGCCGCTGCGGGGATGATGAATGACCAAGGCATAATTTACTCCTTCAGGCTTAACGCCAGTTCTTGCATTTCTTCTACGTTGCTGGGCACAATCAGCACTTCGTCAACTTCATTTTCATCCGTGCAGTCGGTGGCATGTACGCAATACCAAACCACGTCTGTGAGCGATTTTACGCCGTGATGCTTGCCTGCGGCAATAGTCAGGCAAGCAGGGCCATGAACAACCGATCTGACCCCATCCACAAGCAATTCGACAGACCCGCTGGCCAAGATGGACAGGTGGTCATGCTTGTGAGCGTGTTGCACCAAAACGTACCCTGCCGGTATGCGGGTTTCTTTGGCGTACACGCCCGAGCTGAAGTGGTGGTGGATCATCAATTATTCCAAAAGAAGAATGTTGTTAGGTACGTATTGTGTCATCAGCCAGTTTGAGCCGTCAGACACCAACGTAGTCTGGTCGCCTGTGCTGGCCAACAGGATAGACGTGGCCGCCGCCCCGCCGGTCAGAGGCACCACGTTTGACGACGCTGACACAACCGTCTGAGCTTGGTAATTCTGAAACCTCAAGACCCGACCTGACCAACTTGAGGCGGCAGGCAAAGTAACCGTGCAAGTTGAGCCAGTCTTGTTGTTGATCAGCCAGTTTTCGCTGGCTGCTACGGTAAAGTTGGCGGTTTTTGTGACCGGCGCACCGCCAGAAGCATTGATCACCGACGCTGGGGTGACGTTTGTCCAATAGCCTAATGAGGTGCTGTACTGGATTAAGTCAGTATTGGCTAATGTTCCAAACTGCACGTTGGAGTCTGTACCGCCGAGTTTTGAACCACGAGCAATACCTACTTGAAAAGACCCAGAACCACCTGCTCCAGCTTTAATTACAAGGCCAACTTGCACCTTGATGTAAGGCGCAACAGGTTCAACCTTAGTAGGATTGCCTGTTACGGGGTTGTACCAAATTACATCATCATCAGCCCAAACCTCGCCAAAAGCAGTGCCGTTGGTTGTGATGCCACGCACCACGCCAAATACCGTAGCCCGTCCAAAACCATTAAGAGCCAAAGATTCAGTGGCTACGCCAATAATTGCATTGACATCTGTAATGCCTGCAATCGTGGGCGCAAACGTAATGACGCCGCTGGCTCCTACAACACCAGTGTGGTAAATAATTTGAAGGGGCGAGTCTGTGATAGCAGCAGACGCTTTGCCATACACAAATATCTCTTCGCCAACTTGCTGGGTAATGTTGCCATTACCCATGCCCAAGTTCCAAGCGCCTGTAGAGCCGTCGTACCACATCTTGCCTGCGGCAAGAGTGACGGCAGCGCCATTGCTAAACTGTTGGGACAAGATGCCGCTGGCGTTTCCAGTGTCGTCAATAAGAGTGACAGAATTTTGAATCAACTTGCCGGTAACGCCATCAAACCGCGCAATAGCGTTGTCAGTCGATGATGCTGGCCCTGTGACATCTCCACCGGCATTTGTCGTCCATGTAGGCACTCCTGCGCCGTTGCTGGTCAGCACTTGGCCTGCTGTGCCTGCCGCAGTGAAAGCGTAGGCCGTACCAGTGCCGTAAGCTACAGCGCCCGCTGTAGGAGCCGCAGAGCCGTTTGTTCCGCCGTTGGCAATGACCAAGGTGCCTGCAAGGGTGATAGCGCCTGTGGTGGCCGTTGCAGGGGTCAAGCCTGTAGTACCGCCTGTGAACGACAACACGCCTGTATTGGCTATTGTCACGTTGCCTGTTGCGCCAGATACCGAAATGCCTGCGCCTGCAATGTTTGACAACACACCTGTGTTGGCCAAGGTGATGGTGCCCAGACCATTGGTTACTGAAATACCAGCGCCAAAACCAAGAGTGTTTAATGTGTACCCTGTGCCATTACCAATCAGCAGTTGACCGTTGGTGGGGATAGTGTCTAACCCTGTGCCACCGCTTGTTACCGGCAAAATGCCCGTGCCACCACCAGCGAAGTTGTATAGACTGTAAAACCACCGATACCACTCACGCGAGACTGCCCCCGTACGTTCGTCAATAATCGCTACCCGTGGGGGCGTGATTTGGGTGGCGTTCGGATTGGTCGCCATAGTCAGGCATTGGTCGGGCTTATGATCAGTTCTGCCCCCATGATGGCGATCTTGTTGGGGTCAGTGCCTGAGAGCTCGTACACACGGTCACGCAGCTTAAGCGTCATGCCCAGCCGACGCCAGAAAGTTCGTTGGCCATAAACACCAATTTTGCCCAGCGGTGCCCAATGTTCATTTGACCAAGTGTGACCGCCGTCGTCTGACCAGCGCAGCATAACCGCAGGATCGTAACCTGGTGCGGCAAGGTATGAGTTAGTGACTAAGTTGTACCCATTAATGTCGGTATCCGACAGCTCGTATTGCCCAAGCGGTTCAAAACCATCCCCTGCTTCGGTGGTCAATGTGGCACCTGATTCAGTTGTCAAATACGTTTGCACATATTCGGCCACAAGGTCTAATCCTGATTCAGTGTCGATGTTTTCACTGTCATACGCAGGGTACAAGTTCAAGCCAACGCCTGCTTCGCAGTCTAATTGCAAGCTGTGATGCGCTGTGCGCTTGAGGTTGTTTTGGCCAGTTGGCAGCGCCCGCCATGAGCGCAACCACTTCTGGACGCCGCCATTGTCAGCGTAGATGTCCAAGTCGAACGTGTAGATGTTGCCGTTTTCAAAGTCGCCAACAATGATGTTGCCACCAAAGTTGCATTGGCAATTGCTGCGATGCCGCATAAAGTCGCCGTTGTTCCAGCCAGCACGTTCATGCCAGGCTTGAGTGGCCACGTCGTACACCCATGTGGCGTTGCCGCTTGGAAACGTCAGCACATAGAAAGCATGACCTTCTTGTTGATAGGTATATGCAATAGCGTCTGAAATGTCGCCGTACTGGGCGATGGCGTACTCAACAGCATGGGTGGAAATACGAACGCCGGTATAGCCGTTTGCCCTGTAAACAATACCTTGGCCACGGGCGTCTGTGCCCAGCCAGAACAAGCCGTTGTCCATCTTGGCAATGGTGTACGCCGACACGCAACCGATCTCGTTGAAAGCGCCTTGGATGCGGGTCAGGGGGAAGTCAGCCGCGCCGGAGTCGTACCAGACTTCGACCGAATCGGTGCCAAACACCCACAGCTCGCGGTGATCGGAGATCAGGCCCACCACGCCGTCGGGCGAGCCTTCGGCGCTTGCAAAGTCCAGCGGATCAACTGATGTTCCATCCAGCAATTGCGACACCCAAATGATCTGGCTATTGGGTTGGTTGAAGACAAAGTAGCCATCAAGGTACGCAACCGTCACCGCACCAGCAAAGTCAGGGTCAGTAATCTGGGCAAACACACCGGTGGTTTCGTTGTAGATGTAACCGGCGGGATTGCAAGCAAAGAAGATTTGCGTTCCGTTATCAGCAATAGACACGGGGCCGGTGCCGGACACGGTGCCAAGCAACGTGGGTATGGCCGTCAAACCGGTCAGTTTGTAGACTTCTTGGCCGGACACAACATAGAAGTCGCTGCCGTTCGTTTGATGCGCCCATAGGGCGCGGATCGGGCCAGTGCCCACGGTTTGCAAGAAGTTAAGCCCTGGGGCGCGGTTAAGAAATCCAGCTTCTTTGCCGCCTTCGGGGATGACTTCAGGAAACAAATTGACCATGCGGTTGTCCGCAGCGTTGATACTGCGGGCAACGTATGCTGACCCAAGAATTGGCGTTTTCATGTTAGACGTAACTTGGATACCACTTAGTTGTCGTAACGTCGTAAGTCATTGTCAATGTTCTACTAACAACCGCTGTGCCAGCCACAGCAATGTTTCCTGCTGTTGTCCAAGTAAATGCACCGGTTGGAATCAAAATAATTGACCCGCCGCCAGCAGAAATTGGGCTTGGTGCTGTGATAGTCACGACAGCCGTTGTTCCAGAAACAAAAGCAATTGGGGTTGTTGGCGCAATGGTTGTTGCGCTTGCAATTGTTGGAGCCGCAGCACTTACTGCGTTGAAACTGCTCAGTACAAGGCTTGTGCCTGTGGCTGCACCAAGGACGGGGGTTACCAAAGTTGGGGTGTTAGAGAAAACTAACGATCCAGTGCCTGTGTCACTTGTAACCGCAGCACTTAAGTTGGCGCTGGTTGGTGAAGCCAAGAATGTGGCGACACCGGTTCCCAAGCCACTTATGCCAGTTGCAACCGGTAAGCCTGTGCAATTGGTCAACGCGCCGCTTTGTGGCGTCCCAAGCACGGGAGTTACCAATGTTGAATTGGTAAACAGTAGCGCGTTGGTAACCTGTTTTGTTGTGCCCGCTTGGACAATTGGCAAAACGTCGGTTGTAGCGGCAGCGGTGGCTACAGGGAGAGCTGTGATTGCAATGGTGGCCATGTTAGTAGTTTCCTGCGTAAATGTTAAAGCGTTGACGAGTGGCGACAATGGCGTAAGGCATAGACATTACGTCATCAGGATTGTTGATGCGCTTCAGATTGCGCTTGCTGGTCATGGCAATGCGTTGCACTTGGGGGCTTGGCTCGACGCCAAACTCAGGGGCAAATTCCATTGCCAAGTTGTATACAAACGCCCGCAAGTAACCTGGTGGAAACAGAATGTCAGTCGCCAAGTTAGCAGGCTGAGTCAGTTCTTCCACCGAAATAAAGTGCCATTCCAAGTCCCGTGTGGGCTTGGGGTAGATGTACATATCAACATCAGGGTAGGTCATGTTGATAAACAGCACTTGCGGGT